GGTTTGTTAGATTATCCAAGCCCCTGTATTTTTCACCTCCTTAATAACTAATTACCGGACATATTAGTTATTAACAGGGGATAGTTAGTCAAAGTTATTAACAAGTAAAATTTTAAGCTATTTACAAAAAATTAATAAAATTATATAATTAAAATAGAAAATTTAATATCAAAAAATATAGTGAGTTTCGCTAACAGAAGAACTGTTATTTAGGACTTATCCTCCTTTAGATAACAGTTTTTTTAAATAATATGAATATATTTGCAAAAATTAAAAATTACCTAAAAAAAGAAAACCAAGAAGTTGGTATATTATATCAAAGTGTAAATTTACGATCTAGTAATAGTAGTTGGACAATGAAACAATTCTTTAATGCTTATGAGCAAAGTATTTATTTTGCTAAAGCAATTGATAAAAGAGCAGAAAAAGTAGGAGAAGTAGAGTTTGTTTTAAAGAAAGGAGAAGAAGGAGAAGTTGTTAATAAACACGAATTTTTAGATTTACTTAATAATCCTAATCCACTTTATTCTTCTAGTAGTGAATATTGGAAGATGTGGCAAAAATATTATGATTTAGCTGGAGTTAACTATATTCATATTGATACTGAGATTGATTATTTAAGCGAATTAAATAAGCCAACATATAATTATAAAAAAACTAAATTGTGGTTATTAGAGCCTCACAGAGTTACTGAATTAAAGAGTAAAGAGACTGGCTTAATTATAAAATATAAATATAAAGATGAAGATGGCAATGAAAGAGTTTACGATGCCAGTCAAGTTATCAGAACATATAATCATAACTTAAAAGATCAGTTGAAATTCCAAAGTCCAGTAATGGCTGGAAGTAAAACAATTGATATTGATAATCAGTTATCACAATATCAAGCTAATGTATTAGATAATGGAGGAAGTATTGACGGTATAATGAGTTTTAAAGGTAATTTAAAAAAAGACCAATTAGATAGATTAAAAGAAGGTTATGAAAAAGAATATGGAGATGCTAAGAAAGCTAAACGTCCATTATTCTTAGGAGGAGAAGCTGATTATAAGAGAATGTCATTTACTCCAGAAGAGTTAAGCTTTAATGATAGTAAAAAGATGACTCTTAATGATATTGTTATTTTAACTGGAGTCCCTAAGGTGCTACTTGGAGCAGTAGATGATATAAAATATAGTAATGCAAGTGAAAGTATTAAGGTCTTCTTATCTGAAACAGTTAGACCTTTACTAAATAATCTTATTGAAGCATTAGGAAGTAAAGAAGGTTTTGTGCCTAAAGGTTTTATTTTAGATTATGAGAATATTATTAAAGAAGATGAAGAGTTTACTTTAAAGAGAATTGAAAATGGAACAAATAACCATTATATGACTATTAATGAGCGCAGAGAATTAGCTGGATTAGAGACTTTACCAGATGGTGATAAGATTTTAATCCCATTTAGTTTAGTTAATATGGAAAATGTAGATAAAGTTGTAGAGGATGTAGATAAAGAAAAAACAATAATTAAAAGTGAAAATATAGAGCATCCATTAAAAAATGCTAAATATAGAAAGATATATGGTCAATTTAAAGTAGCTAAAGAAGAAAAGAACGAAAAGATATTTGAAAGAGTAATAAAAGACTATTTTAAAGGACAAGAAGAAAGATTATTAAGTGATATTAAATCAATCCATAAAAATAGTAAGAGATATAAAAATATTATTGATGAGACTTTTAATCAATCAATAGAGGTAAAACTAGCTTATCAAGCAGCTTTACCACTTTTAACTGAATTTTTATTAGAAGCTGGAGTTGATACTGCTGAAATGATGGGATATGGATATAATTTTGTTTTAAGTAGTGAAATATCTAGTTGGTTAGATAATAAAACAAATGTTTTTGCAAGACAAATAAATGACACTACATTTAATAAGTTAAAAGAACAATTTGCTGAAAGTTTAGCTAATGAAGAAACAAGGGATCAATTAGTAAGGAGAATTGAAGAAACTTATGGAAATATTACTAAAGCAAGAGCTAAAATGATTGCTAGAACAGAGGTTGGAGGAGTAATGAGTAAAGGAACTTTTGAAAGCTATAAGCAAATGAATATACCTATTAAAATATGGGTAGCAGTAAATGATGCAAATACCAGACACTCTCATTCTATTGTAGATGGAGAAGAAAAACCATTAGATATTCCTTTTAGTAATGGTTTACAATATCCTAGAGAAGCTGGAGCTCCCGCCGGTGAAGTAATAAACTGTCGTTGTCAAATATAATTATAATAACTTTGAATATATAAAAAAATAAAAATATGCCAAAGAAAGTAAATGAATTAATTAAAAAGAATTTCAACATTGAATTAAAAGGCGTTGATAAAGACAATAAAACTTTAGATGCTATTTTCTCTACTCAAGGAGAAGATAGACACGGTGATATTGTTATTCAAGATGGCTGGGACTTAGCTCAATTTAAAAAGAACCCAGTTATTTTAAACAGTCACAATCATTCAGATGCTACTGAAGTGATTGGTAAAGTAGAGAAAGGTAGTTTAAAAATTGAAAACAAAAAATTAACTGGCAAAATTAAATTTGCGGTTGATGAAAATCCAAAAGCTAAAATTATTTATGATTTATATGCTGGAGGTTTTCTAAACGCTTTTAGTGTTGGTTTTATTGCTAGAGAATACGATCCTAAAGATTTTAGTAAAATTATAAAAGCTGAATTATTAGAAGTCAGTGCTGTCTCTGTCCCTGCTAATGCTTATGCTTTAGCTAAACAGAAAGGCATTGAAGTAGATAAATTATATGATAAATCAAATAACGAAAACGATACTGAAGATAAAGAAAATGAAGAAACAATTACCGAAGATGACAGCAACAATAGTGAAGCAGAACGGGAAGAAGATAAATCCACAGAAACTGAGCAAGATGGAGGAATATCCGAAGACACAGAAGAAATTGAAGAAACCGTTGTTGAAGAAGGAGATAAAGAAGAAGGAGAAAATGAAATAAAACAATTAAGAAAAGAGATTAATGAAATTAAAGAATTAATTGCTGAGAAAAAAGAAGAAAAGAAAGAAGTAAAACCAGAGGTAATTATAGCAAAGAAAAATAAAGAAGAACGATTGCAAGAAATAATTAAAAGTTATAAAGAAAATAAAATAAGCTCATTAGCAAAGATTACTCAAGCAGTAAAATTAGTCAGTGAAAGTTATAAAGGTCAATCATCAAATAACAAAACTGATAATAACTACCTAGTTAATCAAGCTATAAAAGAGTTAATAAAATTAAAAGATTAAACGTATGGAAAAAGAATTAGAAAAAAAGGAGGAAGAAGTAAAAGAAACTCCTGAAGTTGAGGAAAAATCAGTTGTTAAGGATTTAGAAGCTTTAGTAGATAAAGCATCTGGAAACCTTAGATCCGAAGTGTCTGAAGCTTTAAAAAAGCAAGTTGCTGAAATAAAGCGTCAAATGGAAAATGGTGTAGGTAACTACAACAAAGAAATCCAAGAAGATACTAAGAGAAAAGCTTTAAATGTTAAAATGAGAGAAACTGTTGGTGCTATTATGGCAAATGACATTGATAAGTTAAAAGAAATGACAACTGATGCAGACAGTTCTCCTTATGCTGGTTATGCAGTAGACAGTGAATTAAGTGCTGAAATCAGACACTTAATGACTGAGTATGGTGTAGCTAGACGTGAGTCATTAACTTTACAATTATCTAAGAATAGTTATAAAGCAAATGATTTAGTAACTGATTTATCAGTTTACTGGGTAGACGAAGGCACTGCTATTTCTTCAAGTCAAGTAGTATTAGGTCAAGAAACTTTAGAACTTAAGAAATTAGGCGTTATTGCTTCTCTAACATCTGAATTACTTGAAGATAGTGAAATTGATTTATTCGGATTTATTGCTGGTAGAGTTGCAGAAGGTTTTGCAAAAGCAGAAGACCAAGCATTCTTTATTGGTGATGGAACAAGCACTTATGGAGACTTTACCGGTTTATTGAATAACGCTTCAGTAAATGAAGTTACAATGACTGGAACAACTTTTGCTTCTGTAGATGCAGACGACTTTATTGATATGGTGGATGCTACTCATCAAGGAGCTTTAGCTAATGCTAAGTATTATCTACATAGAACAATTATGAGCTATGTTAGAAAATTACAAGATGATAATGGACAATACATTTATCAAGCTCCAAGCGCTCAAGGTCCTGCTACTATTTGGGGATATCCAGTAGTATTAGTAGAAGCTATGCCTGATAAAAATGACTCTGCAGCTGATACTTCATTTGTATTATTTGGTGACTTAAAGAAAGCTACAATCTTTGGTTATAAAGGCTCAATCGTCGCAAAGAGATTTGATGCTGGAACAGTTAAAGATATTGCTGGAACTGGAACAATTAACTTAATTACTACTGACCGCGAAGCAATTCGTTGGACAGAAAGATTTGGTTTTATTGTTATCATTCCAACTGCTGTTACTAAGTTAACAACTGCTAGTGCTTCTGCCTAAACATTGATGGTTTGTAGGGAGCTGGCTTAAAACCCAGCTTCCAATTAAGCTATTAATATATGATTTTCAAGTATTTATATAAAAGTAAGGTTAATGGAATTAAGATTAGGACTGATAGAAAGCTTGACCCAGAAAAATATGAGTTAATATTAGAATTTAGAGATGCTCAGATGAAACCTAACCAATTTATAATGAAATCAAATAATAAATAATAATATATGCCAAAGTATACAAATAAAACAAAGATTGAAGCATTTCTAGGAAAGACTATAACAGCGAGTCTTGATGATATTATTAATAGTGTAGAAAAATACATTGATAATTATACTGGAAGAAACTTTAAAGCAGATACAACAGCAAGTGCTAGAGTTTATAATGGTGATAATACACAAAATCTTTTAATAGATGATTGTATTTCAATAACAAAAGTAGAACAAGCAAACGATCAATATGGTGATAGTTTATCAGAAATAACTGAAAGTAATTATAAACTTTTACCACTTAATTATACTGCTCAAGGATTACCAATTAGAAAAATACATTTAAGAAGTAGTGTATGGGGAGTTGGAGTTGGAAATCATCAAATTACTGCTAAGTGGGGATTTAGTTTAACTGCTCCAGATGATATTGTTTGGGTGGCAACTTTTCTAGCTTCTACTGTTTATCAAACTGGAATTAATGGAAATGTAGGTGGAGTAAGTAGTGAAAGAATAGGAGAGTATAGCGTAAACTTTAAAAATGAAAATGAATTATCAGAATTTAAAAAAGCTGAGGATATATTAAACAATTATAAGATTTATAATATCTAATATGATAGATAGTTTTTACACAATTGAATTTACCAATTATAGGCAAAGTGATTATGTTAATGGATTATCAAGTCGTTCTGAAGTAGGAAGTTTTAAAGGACATTTACAACAACCAAGTGCTGAATTAGTTGAAAATTTAGGATTAAGTTTTACAAATTCTTTTATATTATGGTGTGATATAGATACTGATATAGAAAGAGGAGATGATTTAGAGGATGAAGATAATAACACTTACTCTATTAGAAGTATTAATAAAAGAAATTATAGAGGTAGTAACCAACATTTAGAAATATTTATAGAAAAAAACGAAGATTATGCCAGCGTCTAATAATTTAACAATTAAAATTAAAGGAATAGAAGCATTCAGAGCTGCGATTAAAAGAAATCCTAAAATGGTATTAGACGAATTAAAGAAATTCTTTATAAGAGCAAGAGCAAAGTATACTGCAACTATTATAAGAAATCCTTGGAGTGTTGGTGGATCTGGAGGAGGAGCACCCGTTGATATTGGAGCTTTAAGAGATAGTCATCAAACTGGAACAAAAATAGATAAGTTTAGATTAGTAATTGGACCAGATGAAAAAGTAGCACCTTATGCAAAATACGTTCACGGTAGAGGATATGGAGAAGTAAATAGTAGAACAGGAGTAAAGAGTAGACCTTGGTTAAATTATGCATTTGAAAAAAATGAAAAAGAAGTAAGAAGATTAGGAGATGCGATGCTTCTAAACCTAGTAAAAGATTTAGCTAAATAAAATTATATGGCAATTTATTCAACAATTAGTAGTAAAATAGAAGAAATACTTGAAAAAGTAAAAACTGCTGGTAAATTAGCAGAAATACATTCAAATCCGACAAGTAAATTTAAAGCATATCCAGCAGCGGTATTCTTCCCAACTAGTGTGGAAAATGAATTTGAAACTAATAGAGAAAATATAAAAGTTTATAATTTTAGATTGTATTTAATAGCGATGGCAAGTCAATCAAGTGTAAATAAACTATATAATACAGTTATGCCAAATCTTGTTGATGATGTATTAGAAGAATTTGATAGTGGTTGGGATTTAGATAGTATTGATGGACATAGAGTTTGGATAAGATTAGAAAGTGGAAACTGGGAGACGAGTGTAGAACAACAAAATTTGATAGTATATAGTGAGTTTAATTTACAAATAAAAGTTTTAACAAATAATTAGTATGGCAAAATTACAAATAATAAGAGGCGATAGTGCTGATATAGATGTAGTATTTGAAGATAGTAGTGGAGTAGCTATTGATTTAACTAATAAAAGTGTATTTTTTACAGTAAAAGACCAAGGAGAATTAAACACAGATAATGATGATAATGCTAAAATAAGTAAGAAGATAACATCTCATATAGACCCGACAGCAGGAAAAACACAAATAGCTCTGACAACAGAAGATACAGACTTAACACCAAAAGATTATGTTTATGATTTACAATTAGTTAATGGTGGAAATAATGTAATAAGCACAACTAAGGACTTTATGGAAATAATTCAAGATGTAACTAAACGAATAGAATAATATGGCACAAGAAATCACAGCAAGACTAACCAAACAAGAAATCACAGCAAGACTAACCAAACAAGAAATCACAGCAAGACTAACCGGAAATCTTACAATGGCTAGTCCGTCCGGCTCAAATGGACAAATACAATTTAATAAAAATGGAGTCTTTGGTGGCTTTGGCTCTTATGATGAAGAAAATGATGAGCTAACATTATCTATTTTAAAATTAACAGGTGAAATAACAGAAGAAAGCCAAGCTATCACACTTGAATATTTAAATACTACTCCCGCGGGAGGAATATTAACAACTGATATAGAAAACTGGGATACAGCATTCGGGTGGGGCGACCACGCAGGGCTTTATGATGCATTAGGAGAGGCTGACAGCGTATTAGAGGCTCATAACCTAGAATATGACCATTCACTCATAGAAACAGCCCTACAGAGCGAAACAGACCCTATATTCACAGCTTGGGATAAGAGTTCTGGCATTAGTATAACAGAAGACCAAATATCAGACTTAAAGACTTATATTCAAGCAATAGAAAAAGGCGCAAATAATGGAGTCGCCACTTTAGATGCAGGTGGTAAAATACCAAGCACACAGCTACCAGCGACACTTTTAATTTATAAAGGCGTATGGGATGCAGACACAAACTCCCCTGAATTAACAACGCCCGATACTACAAAAAAAGGGTTTGTTTATAATGTTTCAGTAGCAGGCACTCAATTTGGTATTGATTTCAGTCTAGGCGACTGGGCAATTTATAACGATGACGGAGTATTAGAGAAATCAGATAACAGCGATGATGTAACTAGCGTAAATGGACAGCAAGGGGCGGTAGTATTAAACGCCGATCATATCTCAGACTCAACGACAACAAACAAATTTGTCACCACAGCAGAAAAGGGGATATGGAATGGCAAGCAGGATGCCCTAGGATACACCCCAGAGAACGCTGTAAACAAAAAAACGACATTAACCGACTCAGATACCGACTATCCGACTACAAGGGCTGTAAACACCGCTTTGAGCGCAAAAGTGAGCTGGGGGGGCGATAGCTTAGCCTCTAAAGGGCTAA